TTTAAATTCTTGACTATCTACTAGAGGCTTACATTTGGCACGATACAGATGCGGATACCAAGTTACTGAAAATCCTTCTGCCGCACGAGTAATCTCTTCAATAACATAAAATCTTTTCAATGCAAACTGTAAATCATTAAGAGCATACTCGTCTTTTAAATGGGGTAACTCAACGACGTCGCCTGCAATAATTTTTCTACCCATTTTTTCTACAGTGTCATTTATATGAAACGTTAAAAATATTGTATCGTTTTGTAAAAATAATCCAAACTGACTTAGATTAAAGTCCGTATCTTGTATGTTATACACACCACGTAATACATAAACATCCGGATCATATTTACGATCTCGGTTTTCTAGAAATAACATATCTTGAATCTGTGTGGGATTTGTTGTATCATATGTTGGAGTGCTCGGAGTATTACCCTGAACTGATGTGCCCGGACCTAAATACTTGTGTATTAATACATCCGTGCCGCCAACCTGAAACATTTCCCAGACGGTTTTGTCAATGAATTTATAGTCGTTGCCCTTATTCGGGCGATATAAGCTGAGTCTTGGCATAGTAGTATATTTACCGCTACGATAAATAACAGTATGAGCCAAATAGACCAATCCAAACAAAGCGTTTATGACTACTGCAAAGCTATGCTAGGCGATGGTATGATTGACGTAGAATTAGATCCAATTCACTACGAAACTGCGCTAAATCGCAGTCTAGCAGTTTTCCGCCAACGTAGTGATAACGCAGTTGAAGAAAGTTATGTGTTTTTAACCCTAACTGAAAACAACAACGAATATATTTTACCAAAAGAAATACAGCAAGTTCGACAAATATTTCGTAGATCAGTAGGATCACGTACAGGTAACGGCACAGGCGGAACTGTATTTGAACCATTTAACTTAGCCTATACAAACACCTATTTGTTAAGCTCAACAAATATGGGCGGTCTGTTAACCTACGAACTATTTGCACAGTATCAAGAGCTTGTAGGTAAAATGTTTGGATCGTTTATTAATTTTACCTGGCACCAGCAGAGCAGGAAACTTATCATACATCAACGTCCAAGGGGCGACGAAGAAGTTATGTTGCAGGTGTATAATACTAGACCAGACTTTGCTATTATCGAAGATACCTATGCAGGACAATGGATTAAGGATTACTCATTGGCCAACTGTAAACTAATGCTAGGTCAAGCCCGTGAAAAGTTTGCCAGTATCGCTGGCCCTCAGGGAGGAACTAGTCTTAACGGTGCCGCACTCAAAACAGAAGGGCAGGCTGAAATGGACAAGCTCATTGATGATCTAATGAAATTAGTTCCAGGCGGTAGCGGATATACTTGGATAATTGGTTAAAAAAGTTTGACTCTGTAATAATTCTATAGTATAATTGTCTTATAGGAGACAGTTATGATTATCGGAGTATGCGGGTTTATTGGGTCGGGCAAAGATACAGTTGCCGACTATCTAGTTAATTTTCACGAATTTAGAAGAGAAAGTTTTGCGTCAACACTTAAAGATGCAGTAGCATCAGTGTTTGGCTGGGACAGAACCATGCTAGAAGGGCGCACAAAAGAAGCCCGAGAATGGCGCGAACAAGTAGACCCTTGGTGGGCTGAACGACTAGATATGCCTACATTAACTCCTCGTTGGGTTTTACAGTATTGGGGCACAGAAGTATGCCGCCGAGCATTTCATGATGATATCTGGATTGCCAGTCTAGAAAATAAACTACGAAACAGTAAAGATCACGTTGTTATCAGTGATTGCCGCTTTCCAAACGAAATTGATGCTATCCGCAAAGCTGGGGGCATTATTATTTGGGTAAGAAGAGGAGACTTACCGGACTGGTATGATCTAGCTATTGCTGCCAATCAAGGTCACAATTGGGCAGTTCAAGATCTTAAAATGCAAAAAATTCACGCTAGTGAAACTGCCTGGGTAGGAACAAAGTTTGACGAATTAGTTGATAACAACGGAAGTATCGACGATCTATACAAGCAAACTGAATTAATAGTCAGCAACCAGATCACCCTGGCGCCAAGAGATACCCTCTTTGCTTAGAACCTGAGCACAGTTACAACAAATAGTTTTTAAATTTGTAGGGCGGCAGTTGTCAAGATTGCCGTCTATATGAAAGACTCTAAACACCTCAGAGTGAATACTTTTGAACCCGCATTTCTCGCAATAGTTTTTAGGTTTATAACCCGAGTATTGCCACCTAGGAATATGTGCTTTAGGTCCGTGAGATAAACAAGCTTCACAGAGTGTTCTATAATAGGGTTTATTCTTTTTATAATAGTTTAATGCCCTAGGACGCTGTGCGCAGGCTTTACAAAGTGGTCTCATAACAATATTTACACCTTTTCTTCCCCTTTTCCGTTGGTTGTAACTGCCCATTTTTAGAATGTTCAGGTAAATACTTTAGCAAAACATTACCAGGAGATTAGGGAATGGCACTAACATCACCAGGCGTAGAAGTTACAGTTATTGACGAGAGTTTTTATACTCCTGCCGAACCAGGCACAGTACCTCTTATCGTTGTAGCAACAGCGCAAGACAAACGAAATGGAGCAGGAACAGCCACTGCTTCTGGAACAACTAAGGCTAACGCTGGTAAGGCATTAAAAATGACCAGCCAAAAAGATCTATTGGATACTTTCGGAGTTCCGTTCTTCGAAAAGACAGCAAGTTCTACTCCAATACATGGATCAGAAAGAAACGAATACGGACTACTAGCAGCTTATAGTTTGCTAGGAGTAAGCAACGCAGCATTTATTGTAAGGGCTGATGTTGATTTATCGCAATTAGAAGGTCAAGCCGCAGCCCCGGGAGCAGAGCCGACAAACGGCCAATGGTGGATCGATACAACAACTTCTACTTGGGGTATTCAAGAGTGGAATGGAGCCGCTATCAGCACAACAGGCGGTCAGAAATTTGCCAGCAAGTCTCCTATTGTATTAACAGATAGCGACGATTCTAAAGTAACTAGCGGTGTTCCTAAAACATCCGTTGGCGCAATTGGTGATTATGCAGTCGTTATTCAAACAGTTGATGGTGCTCCATCTGGAACATTTGATGCTGACAGAGAAATTGCATCTATGTGGTTCAAATCTCCAGGAAACACAGCAGCAGGTGTTGCTGCAGGTTCTTGGGTAGCAGTAGGTAGCAATGACTGGGCATTAAGTTGGGTAACTGTCCAAGGAACAACAGCTGGTACATTAACTGCTGGACAAACATTTATTATCAACGGCACAACTGTTGCAATTCCAAACAGTCCTAACAATACAGTTGACGGCGTAGTTGATGCAATCAACGACCTAGGTATTGGTGCAGTTAGTGAAGAATTAGTTGGTATTGTTGCTAAAAACGACAACGGAAAAATTTATCTGTATACCAATGCTGCAAACGATTTAACAGGCGATTCTGTTAGAAGTAATGCAATCATTATTGCCCCAGGAACAGCAACTCTTTCTACATTAGGGTTAACTTCTGGAACATTTTATGGCCCAGCATTACAACAGACTCCTCATACACAAGTTCCTGAATGGAAGACTGGTGACACATACAGAAGACCTTCAGGCTCTGTGTGGGTAAAAACAACATCAGCAGGTGGCGGAGCACGTTGGAAAATTAATCGATACAATTCAGCTACAACATCTTGGGTAAGTTTTGATGCTCCGTTGTATGCTACAACCAATGCTGCACTATACTATCTAGATAGAAGTGGCGGTGGCGCTAACTTATCCGTTGATTCGTTGTTTGTTCAAACAAACGCATTAGAGCACACACTGTATGATGATACTCCTCCGTTGGCTGAGTTTAGAGTTTGGAGACGTGCAGGTTCTGGTGCAACAACAATTGCATCTAATGCTGTTAAGTCAGGAACATTTACCGGCGGTGCAAATACATTTACAATAGCAGAATCATTGAAAGGCAGAATAGAGTTAGGTACTTCTAACGGTGCACCGACACCTACATATGCTCCTATAACTGTGTCATTTACAGCCAACGGTAATCAGGCTGATGCAGAATTAATGGCAGCAGCAATTAACGCAGCTGGATTTACAAACATTGTAGCTGAAGTTGTTAAGTTATCTGACTCTGCAAATGAGTTAAGAATTAGCCATAAGTTAGGTGGCGATTTTAGAATTACAGATGGCACACGCACTCCGTTTGCATCTGCATTTACTCCATTCAGCATCGACAGTTCAGAAGGAACAGCAAAGTTCTACAGTCTAGCTAATACAGATGCAGCTGAAGATTTCCTAGCATCTAACTGGCAACCGTTGGCAGCTAGTAACTTTAAAGCATCTAGCGATGCTCCGATGAACGAACCAACAGACGGTCAACTTTGGTATAATCCGGAATTCAGCGATGTTGATATGATGATTCATAACGGAACAACCTGGGTTGGTTATAGAAATACTGGCTCGTTATATCCAGAATCATCAACAAGCACAAGAACAGGTTATACTCCGATTGTAGCAGCAAGTAATCCGTTTGTTCAAGGAACAACTGCAACTGGTGATTTGTGGATCAGCACAGCAGATCTTGAAAACTATCCAACAATTTACAAGTATAACGACTTATTAACAGACCTTCCAGCAGACAGCCGTTGGGTAATAGTTGATAAGACAGATCAAATTACAGAAGAAGGCATTTTATTTGCTGATGCACGTTGGAACACCGACGGTCTAACAACCACTGCGGCAACTATCAACGATTTAGCAGACAGCAATTTCTTAGATTTTGATGCTCCAGATCCAGCACTATATCCAAAAGGTATGTTGCTATGGAACCTACGTAGAAGTGGCGGCAACGTTAAGAAGTATATGAACGGTTATGTTGACACAACTAAAGATAATCCAAGAATGAACGATGCTCCGATGACAGACTACGCTACGGATCGTTGGATTACAGCAAGTCCAAACAAAGAAGACGGTTCTGGTTCATTTGGTCGTCACGCTCAACGTGTAGTTGTAACACAGGCTCTTAAGAGTGTTGTTGATACAAGCCAAGAGATCCGTGATGAAGAAAGACGTAACTTTAACTTAATTGCCGCACCTGGATACCCAGAGTTATTAAGCAATCTAGTTAATCTAAATATCGATCGCGGTATCACAGCATTTGTTGTAGGTGATAGCCCATTGCGTTTAGCATCTGATGCTACAACATTAACAAATTGGGGATCAAATGCTAACCTAGTAACTGATAACGGTGATGACGGTCTAGTAACTTACGACGAATACGCAGCAGTGTTCTATCCAAGTGGTTTCACAACAGACTTAGGTGGTTCGAACGCAGTTGTTCCGTCAAGCCACATGATGCTAAAAACAATCGCCCTAAGCGATAATGCATCTTATCCTTGGTTTGCTCCAGCTGGAACACGCCGTGGCGGTATTACTAATGCAACATCAGTTGGTTATATTGATGCAGCTAGCGGAGAATTCCAAGTAGTTGCACTTAATGAAGGTCAACGTGATACATTATATGATCTAAAAGTTAACCCAATTACATTCTTTAATGGTGTTGGTCTAGTTAACTATGGTCAGAAGACTCGTGCAAGAAATGCTTCTGCATTAGACAGAATCAACGTAGCTCGTTTAGTTGTATATCTACGTAGCCAGTTGAATAAACTAGCTCGTCCTTATATCTTTGAACCAAACGATAAGATTACACGAGACGAAGTAAAACAAGCAGTTGAGAGTTTACTATTAGAATTAGTAGGATTAAGAGCTCTTTATGACTTCGCAGTTGTTTGTGATGATTCTAACAACACACCAACTAGAATTGATAGAAATGAACTATGGGTAGACATTGCTATTGAACCAGTTAAGGCAGTTGAATTCATTTACATTCCGTTGCGTGTTAAGAACACAGGAGAGATTTAAAAATGGCAATTACATCATTAAATAATATTGGCGTTCCAACAGCCGGCGGCAACCAAGTGTTGTTGATGCCAAAACTAAAGTATCGCTTTAGAGTGACTCTCCTTGGTTTTGGTGCTTCGGCTGCTACTGAACTAACAAAACAAGTTCAAGATGTTACACGCCCAAAGGTTAGCTTTGAAGAAATTACGCTTGACGTATATAACTCAAAAGTTTTCCTAGCAGGTAAGTATAACTTTGAAACTGTAACACTAACATTGCGTGACGATGCTAGTGGTCAAGTTCAGAAGTTAGTTGGTCAACAAATTCAGAAACAGTTTGACTTTATGGAACAGGCTTCTGCACGTTCTGGTATCGATTACAAATTTACAATGCGTATTGAGATTCTAGACGGTGGTAATGCTACATTGACTCCGCAGGTTCTTGAGACATTTGAACTATACGGTTGTTTCGTTCAGAACGCAGACTACGGCGAATTAGCATATGCAACAAACGAACACGCTACTGTAGCATTAACTGTTCGTTTCGACAATATGGTTCAGTTTGCTGCTGGTTCTACAGCAACAAGCGTAGAAGGCGGAATTGGAGCTCTAGTAGGACGTCAAATAGCTACACAGGCTACAACAGGTTCTATTTCATCACAGGCTTAATAGCCCTTATAACAGAAAAGCCCGATTTTTTCGGGCTTTTTTTGTGGCATAAATATTTGTATGGCAAATAAATTTACAAGATTCTTATCGGGCGTCGGAGAAGGGATATTAACACCAAAAGGTCAGATGGCCAACTGGCAACACGCAACTCGACTGTTTGTTGAC